GTAATTCCACTTGTGTAACATCTCTTGCACTAGTCATTTTGAATCTCCTTTTAATTTTATCGAAATATTTGTTCAATATTAACTTTACTCATTAATAATAAATCTTTAACAAACTCATAATTATCATATTTTGTCTCAAAAAATACCTGACTAATACCAGATGTGATAATGGCTTTTGTACAATCTATACAAGGTGAATGCGTTATGTATATTCTGTGGTTTATTAAATCTTTTTTAGCAGAGATAATAGCATTAATTTCTGCATGAACAATAAATAAATATTTATCTGGTCTTAAATTAGGAAGAGACCCGTCTACTAGATGAGGTAAAAATCCATTATATCCTGTAGAAATAATCCTATTATTAGAATCAACTATTATAGCTCCTACCTTTGTCTGTGAATCGGGACTTCTTGTAGCAATAACTTTAGCTATGTCTAAGAAGTAATTCCTCCAAAAAGGAATAATAATTGGTTCTTTATTTTCATAATTTATATTCATAAATTCTCCTTTATAAAATATGTTCTATTATCTTTATCGACATATTTCAGCAAAATCTTTAGAATTATTTATAATTAATTTTATATTATATTTTGAATTGTTTTATTGTTGACGACTGAGTAATAAATCAAATTTAATATTTTTTGGTTCAATTTTTTTTATTTTAGGTATCTTTTGAAGGTATTTACAGGAAAAAATAAGATTACTTTCAATAATTAAATTTGGAAAGACATCTTGTTTTTTTTCAATTGGAGAAAAATTAATAATAGAATCCAACAATCCCTCGTCAGACATTGCAATTTCAGAATCTTTTAAAATATAAAAAATTAAATATTTAATCCAATTCAATTCGTGAGAATCTCCGTTTGTTAGAATATTTATATCAATTTCACATTCTTGAGTAACTCCCAATACTTCTAAAGATGCTGATGGAGAAATTAAATATAGAAATAATTCTTTTGAAGGAAATTTAACTATCTCATTCGTTTGTTTATTTTTTATTGTAAACTTTTTAAAACCTTCTTCAGTTGTTATTATAGAGCTGACGAAATATGATACATTTTGTTTTTCATCTAATAATTCACTTCCTTTAAAAATTAATAATTCTCTATTTTTAATTTTACATTCTCCATTTTCATCATTGTATTCTTCAATAATAATTTTTTCCAGCTTAAATAATTTTTCATTGTAATTGGTTAAAGGAATAACAATTCTTCCTAATGGAGAGGTTTCAATAACTTCATTTATATTTTTTAATTTAACAATAATACAAGGATATTTTTGTTTGTCATTGACAAAATTGCTTAAAACAGGAATATTATTATCTTCAATAAATTTTTTTATTTTTAATATATAATTAATACCAAAATTTTTTTTTAAAATTCCTTCATTGAATTGACTAAAAATATAAGGAATTATCCATAAGTTAGTTCTTAAATTTTCAAACCCTTTACTTATATATTGTTGAACAATTAATTCTGGAATAATAATCATAATTAATCCTTTGAAATATTTAATATTTTTAATATTTTATCACTAATATTGCTTACTATTTGTTCAGCAATAGTTTCTGAAATTAAATTTATAAAATTATTATCAGAAACAGGAGATAAAGATTCATTGTTAATTTCAAGACAAATATCTTCATTACCCAATTCATAATAGGATTCTGAATTTTTAGGAATTTCTATTAATTCATTGTAAAAACCGTCAGAATCTTCTTGACTGATATTTAATACTAATCTAAGAGTAATTGCAACATCAAATAAACAAACTCCTTTTAAATCTGAAAGAATATTTCCTTCCTGGTCTTTTAATAAAAAATTATACATTGAATTAGATAATTTTCTAAAATTAAGAATATTTTCTTTATAAATCAATTCAATATTTGAATCATTTTCTCTATCAATTGTATATTTTTCAATGCTTATTACTAGGTTATCAACATCATCTTTTGGAATGTTTGTATCTTGTATTAAATATGTTCCTAAACCATCTTTTAAAATCATAAAAAACTCCTTATAATTATTATTTAATTTTAGCTTTTTTTAAGGATTGATTAAAGGTTTTGGAATAGTTTCATCTCTCCAACCGATAGAAATAAATTCCAATTCTGTTGTTGTAATTGATGAATTATCAAAAGATTCAGATAATGACGTGAATATTACATTTGGAAATAAAATAATTAAATTATCTGAAACCCTATCTCTTATCTCTATTGTTGTGTATGGCATACATTTACTTCTAAACATATCGCTAATAAAAAATTGTTGAGAAATAGAATTATTAGGGATTCTAAAAATTGATAATTTACCTTTAACTTTTGTTATGTTAGGAATAATTTCAACAGGAAGTGAATCATCTATTCCATAGTTTTCTATCCATTCTTGAGAAATAAGATAGCTAACATTTTTAGCATATCCTATGACAGTTCCTCCAACTCTGAGNATAGANCTAGCTCCTGTCATAATACGAGGAACGTCTTGAGTAAGTCCTTTTTTAATTTTATTTGTTAAATTATTTTTTGTAAAATCTACTGCAGATTTAAGAGATGATTTAAGATTATCTGAAATATTTTTAGGAACAAGGTCACCAATTTCTTTTTGCAAAAGATCTGCTTGATTTTTTATTGTAGGAATTTTTAAACTCATATTATTCTCTTATTTAATTGCACCTGAAGATTTTGTTACAGTTTTAGAGGAACCTGCATGAGCAAGGACCGCAACAAAATTTACACTTTCTTTGACTTCACCGTGAGTACCTGATGGTCTTACTTCTTGACTTGTAAATCTTACTTCATCAAATCGAGCTACTTGTATTAGACCTGACGAAGCGTCACTGTGATTTTTTATCTCATATAAAGTTAATTGACATGTTGCAGATAGATTAATAGCTCCAGGATTAAACTGAGATGGAACATTAGTTTTAGACAAATCTAAAACCGAGTTTCCTTCACTTGCACCAGATTGAGCTTGATTACCACTTAAAAATTGAGACATAGAACCTTCAGCTTCAGTTGTTGTTCCATTTTCTAAAGAACTTACCTTTGAAATTGGAGAAATATAACGAAGAACACTAAAACTACCAGAAACTTTGTAGGAATTAGGTTCGTAAGCGATCGTTTCAATAGCTCCCATTACTTCAATAGGGATAACACCAATCTCAACTCTGTAGTTAATATCTGTAACTAAAGCAACAATTCTTCCATCTATTTTTAAAAGTAATCTAGCACCCGTTAAAACACTTGGGTTGACATTTGTAGTTGGCATATAAAAAATCCTTTCTTTTTTTCTCCATTAAAAATTAATGGAGAATTTGTTTATTTATTCAGCTCTTGACAATGTAAAATCACTAAGAACAAAATCAATTCCTTCAGCTAATACCAAAGTTACCGAAATATTATAAGTATTTCCACTTAGTTTTATTGATAAATTTCTGTAACCACCTGGGGAACTTGAAGTTGATGCAATATATTTATTAGAATTATATCCTGCTAAGATATTTTGGGCTAAAAGAGTAATAGAAGGAATATCCATTTCATTATTTTTTTGACCTACAACATTATTTTCCATAATCAATCGGAAATTAGATACTAAAATATCAGACAAATGAACTGTAGAACTTCTATTGTAAACCCAATTATCATCTTTGCTGTAAGAAGAATTGTCTAAAACTAAACGGTAGCCTGATGAAGATTTTTCGACAAAAGTGAGACCAACAGAAATTCCTTCATCATACATGTATTTAGGATTAAATTCATTAATTACATCTTTTTGTGCTGATTGTAAATCTCCAACATGTTGTCTAAACCCAGAAATACTAACGTTTTTAAAGGTTAATGGTAATCCTAAAACTGCTCCAGCTCTCATTCCAGCAATTTTTGCTGCTAATAAGTATGGTTGATGGAATTTTTGAACACCTTTACTATCTACATCCAAAATATCTTGGCAAACAACTTGCACTCGGTAAGAAGAATTATTTAAAATAAATTCTTTAACTTCTGACCATTCTCTTCTTATACTTAATATACAATTACGTTCATTTCTATTTATTGTATTACTCATTAATAAGCAATGTGTTTTTATTAAAGAAGCTATTGAATCGACTGAGTAATCGCTTAAACTGTCTGTTAATTTATCTTCAATATCATAAGATGAATCTCTACTAAACAAAGGAACAATTGAATTTACTGAAACTTCTGTTAATTTTTGCAAACTTTCAGAGATAGCGTCCATACTTGTAGAACCAACAGAACCACCCTTTAAGAAAGTTTTAATTAATTCAGGAATTCCTCGTACAGCAGTCAATTCAGACAATATCATAAATTGTTCATTATTCATCCAATTTTGTAAATCATATTTATCTGATTTAATTTTTCCAGGTAGACCAGAATTAAGAGATAAAATATCAACAGAACAACTATCTAAGATACTTACTAATTTAGATAAATGAATTGTATCAACTTTTACAGATAGATTTTCAATACTTTCTAAAAATAAAGATAATTGACTTAGAGTTACAAATTCAGAAATATCAATTGTTTGTGAAGCATCATCAACTCCAACAATTTCTAATTTTAATTCTTTCTTTGCTTGGTCTAAAGTTGCAACTGCAGAAGTCGCTCCTGAAGAGGATAAATATCCTAGTTGTAATATAACATTTCCTCCAATACTAGGGGAAACCACAGATTCATTCGTTTTTAAATTATTTATTGAAACTACACATTTATTTTCTAAAGAAGAAGGAATAACAGTAGAAATAACACTATTTGAAAAAATATTATTAGATTTTAATAAAATTGAATTAATTTTTGATTCAGTTACTAAAACTGAAGCAACAGCAATTAAAGAACCAGCAATTCCTAATTTCGTTAATTCTAAAGAATTTCTTGAATTTACTTTACTAATTATAAAAAGACCTACGTTTTCCCAATTAGCCCCTGATAAAAGAGAATTTGAAGGAATTCTAATAACTTCCCCAACTTTACAAGAAACAAAATTACCATTGATTAAATTAACTAGTAATTTTCCAGAGGAAACAGAACACGAAACAGAAGAAATATCTTGTGATGACGAAGGAATTATAGAAACACCTTTACTCATAAAACGAGATAGATTGGTAGAAGACATTTGTAAACTAGAACCTTGTTTGTGATCTTGTTCTGATTCAATTGAAACAGAAAATGAATTATTAATTTTACTATTTAACATTACATCTGCACTGTTAAGTTCAAGAATTTCTTCACCAGCAACAACTTTTGTAATTAAGTCATTAGAAATATTTTTTACTTTTGAGATAACAATACTTGTTGAAGATAATTGTTCAACGACTTCATAGACACCATTAAAACTAGATGACACACAATTAGAAATAACTACCATATTATTGTTATTTACTTCTGAAATAGCTCCTGTTGAAAGGTCTAAAATTAAATTTCCTGAAGAGCTGTAGCTAAATTCTATGATACTTGTATCGACTAATCCAGAAAACAAAGAAGAAGACGCTACAACAACACTTGAAATTCCAGATAAAGCTCCGATGTTAGCAGATATTAAATCAACAGTATTTCCCGTTATTGTTGGTTTTAATACTTCTTCTCCATTAACTACGAAAGAAAGATCTGAATTACCTAGATTAGAAGCACCTGGCAAATAATATAGTCCAGAAACAGAAGGTAATATAACAGATTCTTTTTTAATTTCTAATGAAATAGAATTACCTTCGACTCCAGAAGATAGTGATGTAAATTTTCCATAACCAGTAATTGTGTGAGACGCTTTAGTTGATTTATTAGTTTTTAACAAATAAACACCTTGAACTCCATTTTCTATAGATGACGAAGGAGCTAACATTGATAAAAAAGAATCAACTAACGGACCACTTCCGTATTTTTCTTTTACTTCACTGTATCTTGATGGTGTAAAAAAGACTTCATCAATTGAAATCTCATCAAGATTTGGTCCTTTTGAACTTTCTCCAATTAGTGCAACAATTCCTATTGTTGCAAGTCCAAATGTAGAAGGAATTTCTTGTCTTACTGAACTGTAAGACCCTGGTTTTTTTATATTTATACCATTAAAATTGACTGAAACACTCATAAATATTTCTCCTAAAAAAAATATGACAACGAAAAAAACAAACTATAATTATTTTAGCATTTTTTATTAAATATAGTTCTAAAGTTTTTTTGAAAACTATCCGATAAGATAGGAAAGGAGTATTTTAAAATGACAAGTGCAAATTTAGTTACACAGACAGAATTACAACAATATTTTAGAATTGATAGTGAAGGAAATTTAGAACGATTGTAAGATTTTTATTATTAAATTGTGGAAATTGATATATCATTATAATTTATAAATATTTTTTGGTCATCGCCAACTAAAATTCTTTCAGTATTTGCAGGTGAATCAACGATAACGGACACTACTCCAACAATATTTTGCGTAGTTTGAATAATTTTTGATATGATTATATCTTCCCCAATTTTTAAAGAATTTATATAACTAATAATGGTCGATTTTATAATTTCTGACAATTGAACAAGTACAACACCAGTTGCAGCTTTTATTGATATTCCTAATTTTATATTTCGAATGATCGGAGGTTCAACACTAATCTGTGTACCAGAGGATTTATATCCGAGAAAATCGGGGTCGTTTGGACTTCCATCTATAATTTTATGAACTAAAGAAATTAGTCCTGAATAATATTTATAACTATCAACACCAGAAACGATATTTTCTTTTTCAATATTTAATTTAGACGTTGATTTAATTAATGAACCAAAATTTTTAGAAATTTTATCATTAAATTGATTTGGAGTAATTATTACAGATGACTTTGAAATATCGTCCAAAATATTATAATTAATAACTTTTCGATATGTTGAAAATGGTTCTTTTTCGTTGATTAAAACTGTATTATTGTTTCCTAAAGTTCGTGATAATTCTGTGTAAGTTGAATTATGTTTAATCTTTATATAAGACCCAATTGAAGTTGAAAAATATCTTGTTCCGATTTCAGTAATTAAAAAAGTTCCTTGATTGACAGAATTAAATATTGAATCATTTATAGAAATTGAATCACCTTCTAAAGATGAATTATAATGAAAACATTGAAAAATTTCTTCTCCAAAATAAGAACCAGAATCATCAGTTCCAAATTCATTTTCAATCAATATATAATTATCGAATGTTGAAATAATTTTAAAAATACCGTTGTTATTTGGAGATAATCCATATATTCTAATCCAACTATCGTTAGAAACTCCATAATCTTTTAGAGATGAATTAGTATCTAATCCTAAAATTTCAACACATATTAAATTGTTGTTCCATAATTTTTTAGTTGTTAGTTGAGTGTAATTAAAATAAAAAGGAATTATAAAAGACGGTTGAATATAAAATTCATGAGAAGCTCCTAAATCTGTTAATAATTGATATTCTCCATGTTTGTTGTAAACATCAATATAATAACCTAAAGAGTCTATATTTATTATAGTAAAAAAATTAAAATCATTTTGACTAAATTCTAAAGCAGGAATTGTTGATTTGGGTTTTCTATTATTTTCATTTATTAAAGAATTATTAATAACTAAACTATCATTTACATTTACATTACTAAAACTTCCAATTGCTGCTGTATGATATCTCCAAATACTGCCCGTAGTTAATCCATAAATATTAGAGACATCTAAAATTTCTAAAGAAGAAGTGTTAAATTGAGTTGAAGATATTACTTTATTATGAGGATATATATACATCTCTTCATTACTGAAGGTTTTAATGGATAATACATTATTTTTTTTCATTTTTATCTTACTTGATGTATATTGATTATATATGTGTATCCATTCCAAACCGATTGAATCAATATCGTTAGTGTTAATTGAAAAAACAGCAGTTTCATTGTCTAAAGCATTACAATCGCTTAATACAATGTTAGACAATCCAATAGCTTCACCACCAATAATATTTAAAGATTTACTAGAACCAATATCTAATCGTTCTATTTGAATTTTATTATTTTGACTTGATAAAGATGCTTTTGAAAAAGTAGCAATAGTTGAAATGTTTTTAAAATTAATCCAATCCATAACATTTAATGTTGTTGTTGGAGTGATGTAGAAAATTTCTCCAACAGAACCTTCATCATTAGGTATTGAATTTAAAGGAAAAATATTAATTAAAGGAGATTTTAACTCAAAATTATAAGTAGTATTATTAATAATACTGTAAAATTTTTTAATAAAAGATTCACCATTTAAAAACATTATATTATCATTTGTTTTAATAGAGATATTACTTATAAAATCAAATGATGATAAATTCACGATTGAAGTTCCATCTCCAATTAAAGTTGAAGTTAAATTTTTAGACAATAAAGGATTAGTATTAATAAAAGTATTTAAATCATCAATAGTTACTGTCAACAAAGGGAAGATTGAAATAGTTTCTAATTCATTTTGGATAAATAATCTTTCTATTTTCCCTGTTATTTCATTTTTTTCAGCTCTATAATATAAAGATAAATATAAATCTACATCATCAGATGATGTTGTATTATATTGGATTGTTGTTGAATTTATAATAGTAACTACTTCTTGAGATAAATTCCATGCTGAATAAAGTGGGTCGTCAAAAGTTATTGTAACCAAATTATTATCTTCAATACTATGAGCCGAAGGAAACACAATTTGAATATAACCATTAAATCTTTTTATTGTACAATTTTTTTCACCATCAACATAATTCTGATGTAAAACTCTAATATAAGTGTCAGTTTTTTGTGTTATTTTCATAGAAACATTATTGATAGAATAATCACATTCTGAAAAAATAATCCAATTATTTATTAATAAATTAACATCACTAAAATCTCCAAAAATATCACAAGTAGTAGAATCAACATATACTAAAGAAGTTATTGAAGTTTCTGTATTAAAATTTCCATAAGATTTTAATTTTACACTGAAAGAAATCTCATCTACACTAATTATTCTTCCATATATTTGTGTATTTAATGGATTTAATGATAAATAATTAATTGTACAAATATCATTCAAAACTACATTATGACTTAAGAAATTAGGAGACATTCCTTCAATAAATTTTAATGAATAAACATTATTTATACATTTAATTGTATATTTATTATTAACATAATTAAAACCATTAAGAGATTGTCCAGAAGGTAATATGACAGTAAACGTATTTAATAGATTAATATTAACAGAACTAAACATATCAGTATTAGCTTTTTGTGGATAATCTATTTCAAAAACAGTATTTTCTCCAACTTTGCCAAAAGTTTTAGACCTTAAAATAATATAATCAGAAATCCATCCATATTTGTTACTAGCTTTAAATAATATTCTTGAATCTGCAAACCATTTCTCACCTAAGATTGAAGTATTCCAGAATTGAGAATCGAAATCAATTCCACCTTCAATATCATAAGCTTTGAATTGAAGAACATCTCCATTTGTAATTCTTCCTTTTCTTGAAAATTTTAGTGATAATAAATTGTCTTGAAAATCACCGTCAAAAACTGTAACTATTTTGTCATTTTTCCCAAAATAAAAACAATTACCAACTTCAAATAAATCATCTTTTTGTAATTCTATAATATCTATATTATTATTTGTTAAAGTTATTATATTATTATCAATTGAAGATATTGAAGAAATTTTCCTGTTATTTTTACCATCTAAAAATAATAAGGTATTAGATAAATTAATATCTTCATTTACTACTATTTTTCCATTATCTAAAGTTTCAATTTTTTGAAAAATAAATTTATAATAATTATTCCCTAAAATATCTTGAGTTATTTGAGAAATTAAAGGAAAAGTAAAATCTCCTTTATTACTTTGAATAAATGCAGAATGAACAAGAGGAATATCTTCACTGTTACCAATTTCAAATAAAATTTTTGCATTTCCAAAAACTGATATTATTGATATTTTTCCTGTAATATAATCAGCAACTTCTAATTTTAATTGTTTGGAATTTTTTACTGTTGCTTTTATATATTTTGTTTGTTGATTAATATATCCACATAAAAATTCTACTGTTGAATTTATTGAAGTTACATCCAATGCTGTTAAGATTCCATCAGTACTAAAACTTTGAATATCTGTAATTGTTGTCAAAATTAAAACAACTTCTGTAAAAACATCAGTAGCTAAATTTATAACAATCTCCTTATTATTAATCTTTTCAACAATTCTGTGAATACCTTTGATAACATACAAAGGATGTAAATTACCTTTATCAAAAATTGAAATGAAATTTCCTTCAGTTATTGAGGAAAAAACTTCCGAACTATTTATATTTTCCGCTTTTATTTTTACTGTATCTGCCGTTAATCTCGTTATCGTATATACAGTTGTGGCATCTTGATTTAGAACAATTGGATAACAATAAGTATATCCAGTACTAACAATTATTGTAGGAATTTCTAATCCAGAAGGCAAACAATTAATTAGAGAACTATATTGTTGAATTGATGATAAATAAGATTTACTAGTTTTTGTTCCAGCAGTAAGTGATTCTCCTTTTACTAAAGGTACTTTTAATTCAATTTGTCCATTAAATTTATTTAATAAATAATCAGACTGTTTACCAGTAGATTCTTGCACTCCTCCAAATAAAGGAATACAAACATCTTGTGAACCGTTTAAATATAAAATTTTAACAGAAGATGATTGACTATTAGTTTTATTTGAGCTTATTTTTAGTTTATAATCTTCAACAACACAATTAATTCCAGCTATGTTAGCTAATAAAAATTCAGCCCACAAATTAGCAAGGGCTGTTTTAAAATTTGGAAAAACTGTATTATTAATTGTAATTGTCTGAATAGGAGTATTATCTACTGAAATATTTAAATAATATTCTAATTGTGAATTAAAAAACAGACCATTACTAAAATCTAAAGAATAAATTGTAGCTAATTGAAAATTTTTATTTAATAATAAATTATTTTTATATAAAGTTAATCCTCTTACAGGAGTCGTTGAAAATTTAAATCCATAATTTGCGGAAGAATTTAGAATTGTTAAAATTTCAACTTCTTGTGTTGTATATTTATTGGTTATCAAATATAATTGAGTATGATTATTTGTAGTTAAAGCGGTTACTAAAACAGATTTAGAATTAATAATATCAATAGCTTCTTGTAAAGTCAATGCTCCAGAAATATTAAATTCATCACTTTCAAATGAAATAGTCTCAATGTTAGAATCAGCTTTTATAATTAATTCATCTCCATAAAATACTTTAAAAGGAGGTATTTGATTTGAATTAATCAATGGAGCAGTTAAAGGATATTGTGACAATTGAAAATATTTTTCCGTTCCATAAGCATTTTCAATTAAAATATCTTCATTTTTTCCATTAATGGTTGGTTCAAATCCAGTCCCATCATCTATATACAGTTTCGCTGGAAGTGAAGAAGAAATTGATTCTTGTAAAGAACATGACACAACAGTTTTATTATCGACAACAGAACTGGCTCCAATAATTGCGTTTAAAATGGAATTTTTAGTTCCTCTTGATAATGTTTGAATTGCATTTTTAATTCTTGTTCTTAAATTTTCATCTGCTTCTAAATCTTTACCGTTTATTATTGGTAATTCATTGTAAACTTCAGCTTTTGCAAAAGGTATATTATCAAATTTGTTAATTGTTCTTATTGATATATTTGAATCTTTACCAGTTTGTAATGCAATTATTGGTACATTTTGAATTATATTTTCTCCATCTAATAATATAACTTTTGACTCTGTTTGAAATTTTATTGCAGGTTGAGAATTGTTTTGAGAGGTAGATATTACAGTATTTACATTAATGACTCTATCACCACCTTGAGACTCAATTATTGTTTCGTCTAGTTTATGAGTTTTTTGCAAAGGAATAGATAATGTTAATTTCCAGTATGATGGAGATATTGATGATGGATAAGGGATTGCCAAATATGGAATTGGACCTTCAAAATTCAATGAATCTCTTCCAATGTAAATACTTCCAGCAGATTGAAACAATGAAGCATCTTGTACCAATATTTCAGTACTTCCTATTACTGGGGGATTTTCTCCTGAGTAAAATTTTGTAGTGTGTTTATTAAAGTTAGGGTCTTTTATTGTTATTGTTCCTGTAGCTCTACTGGAATTAATTCTTGTTATATTATATTCTTCAGCTTTTTTATTTAAGTCAATTCCTTCTGTAGTATTGATATTAAACATTTTTGACAATTCTAACAAAGAATTGTAAATTTGAAAATCATTTTCAGCAACTGTTTCGACCAAGGTAGAAATTACACTCCCTGGTCTTATATTCGATATACTTGTTTCAGATATTATTTTCTTTAACATTTGAGAAATTATTTCATTTGGTGTTTTAATTTCAAACATTTTATAAGCTCCTTTTAATACTTTTGCTTAATTTTAGCATTTTTGTTTTTAAAAATAAATTAAAGTTTTTATAAAATATGCCGATAAATATTTTATAAAGGAAAATTTATGAATATTGATAATTCTTTTGTGTATATGTAGAAAGATAAAGTAGATGAAGATGTTTATAGTGGTAAATCTGTAGTATGTACAACAAGTTTACAAGTTGCTAAAAAATTTGGCAAAGAACATTATGATATTTTAAAGAAAATTAAATTATTGATAAATGAAGTACAATTCAACGACGGAAATTTTACCGTCGTCAATTATATTGACAATAAAAGTGAAAGTAGACCAATGTACATAATGGATGAAGAATTTACAACAGTTCTTATAATGGGATTTACAGGTTCTGAAGCTCTGAAATTCAAACTAGAATACATTAAAGAATTCATCCGAATGAGAGAAATATTAAACAAGCTTCTAGGTTAGGGAAAATAGCTTCAAGAATTTGTAGAGAAACTGGAGTTCCAATCAATCAAATTCATTCTGAAGTGTTTGGGAAAGTTAATACATATCCTGAAGATGTTTTGGAATTATCTTTTGAAGAAATAATATAATAATTAAAGTTTTTATAAAATATGCCGATAAGTACTTTATGGAGGAAAATTTATGAATATTGATAATTCTTTTGTGTATGTGTGGAAAGATGAAGTAGATGAAGATGTTTATAATGATATTATAGAAAAATGTACTTATAAAGATTTAGGAGTCGACTTTCAAATTAATTTATTAAAGAAAGGAAGATGGGTTAATTTAAAAAAAATTAAAGAATTAGAAAAAGTGCTTTTCGTAACTATTTGTGCAGATTTAGTTTATGAAGGGAAAAAAGTTCTATTAATTCCTCAAGGATTGTTAGAGTATCCAACTTTGAAGCCTATTTTTGATAAACTTAAAAGGGAAGATAATAGATCTCCTTTAAAATATAATCAAAGATTTTGGAATAAAGAACCATTTCAAATGAGATACTATCAAAAAGAAGCTGTTGATGAAGTTGTTAAATTTCACAGAGGACAAATTGTTGCGTCAACTGGTTCTGGAAAAACATTAATGATAGCAAATTTAATTCAAAAAATTGATTGTCAAACAATTGTAATAGCTCCTACAACATTAATTGCAGAACAATTATATATTTTTTTAGTGGAATGTTTTTCAATTCATAAAGTTGGTTTTTTTGGAGATGGTAAAAAACAAATAAAGAATATTACAGTTTGTCTTTATCAATCACTAATCAAAGCTTTTGCTTCAGAAGAATTTTCTAAAAAAATAAAAGAAACTCAAATGGTTATTTGTGATGAAAATCAAATATTAGGGTCTCAAAGTCTTGTAGCTATTGGAATTCATTTAAGAGATGTTCCTTTATTCTACAGTTTTTCAGCTACAAACTTTAGGTCAGACGGAAAAACAATTGAAATTTATGCTCAATCTGGAGTTGAACGATATTCTTTTGATACGAAACGAGCAATTGAAGAAAAGTTTTTATCAACTCCTTTTTTTGTTGTAAAAAAAATTGAATCAACAAATGATGTGCAAGCAAAATTAAAACATCATAATTATGTTAATCATATACTAGATAATAATTTATTTAAAGAACAATTATTAAAAGATATTAAAAAGTATATGGAATTAGAAACAAAACCTCAAATTCTAATTTTAGTTAGCGAAATTGAACACGGATTATGGCTACAAAAAACTTTAAATATTGATTATATTTATGGTGATACAAAAAATCCTATGGATTATATAGATAAATTTAATTCAGGAGAAATAAAATATTTGATTGGAGGGTCCTCTTTATGTGGAGTAGGAACTGACTTTCGTCCTGTAAATGTTTTATTTTTGTTATCATTTGTAGTTTCTGAAGGATTGGTAATGCAATTATTGGGAAGAGGACTTAGAAGAACCTCAACCAAAGGTGTGGTTGTAGTACATGATTACGATTTAATCGATTGTGATCAACTATCTTCTCATACAAGAAAAAGAATTGAACTGTATAAAAAATTTGGAACAGTAAAAATTATTTAACTTTAATTATTGATAATTTTTGACCTATATATTGCTATTACAAACTCATTTAGCATAGCTTAAATTCAATTGTACAGACGTAATTTAATACTGATTTATTAGACGAATTTAATATTATTTATAATTTATTTAACACATGTTAAAAGGAATTGTACAGATGTTTATGATTGATTTATTTTAAAAGACTTTTACATAAACTTCTGAATTGAGAATTATTAACGTATTGATTAATATTTTCACAAGCGATTTGGTAAATTTGAGCTGCGTCTTCTTCATTGGTGAATAAACCAAGATGAATAAGCTTATTATTAATGTAGATATATGACATCCATTTGTTTTTTTGTTTATGAAAGCAATAGCCAACTCGTTTGTTATTTTTTTGCTGAATTCTGTTCTGTTGATTCTGTCGATTAGTGACTAATCGAAGGTTTTCGATTTTATTATTCAATGGATTATTATCTATATGGTCCAACTGTAATGTATTATCTGTTATGTCTCCCATTAATAATATCCAAATAATGCGTTGAAATAAATACATTTTACCTTTAAATCCAACTAAACAATAACCTTTATTATGATTATCAACGTTCTCCACAATTTTCCAACCTTTTCTTCTCCACAATCGTTCCAAATTCCCTTCATCATTTACTCTAAAAACTTTTAATAATTCCACTTGTAAAACTTCTCTTGCACTAGTCATTTAAATCCTCCTTTTAAATTTTCTTTCACATATACGTTATCGACATATTTGCAAATAAACTTTAGAACTATTTTATAAAAAATGATAAAATAATTTTATATTATATTTTGAATTTTTAATTAATTTTTTTAAAGAATATTCCGATAAGATAATATAGGAGGTAATATTGATGTTTATTAAAAAAGTTAGTATCAAAAATTTTAGGTCTTTTAAAGATGTTGAGTTTGAGTTTCAAAAAACAGGTTTGTTTTTATTGAATGGAAAAAATGAAGAACTTGATTGTTCTAACGGTTCCGGCAAATCTTCAATTTTTGAAAGTGTTTTTTTTGGATTATACGGAAGGACTACTAAAAATATAAAAATAGCAGAAGTAGTTAGAAGAGGGACTAAAACTTGTGAAGTTATGGTTGAAATGGAAAACAATAATAACACATACATAATTACAAGGAAAAGACCATCTGGGTTAGTCTTAATTGAAAACGGAATCAGTGTTAATATTAATGAGAAAGAATTACAAAATTATATAGAAAATAATGTATTAAAACTGTCTTATGATTTATTTCTACAAATTTGTTATTTTCCTCAGAATTCGTCTTCAACACGTTTTATATTTTCTAACGATTCAGAAATGAAAAATTCATTTTCTAATTTATTAAATTGGAATAAAATATCAACTGCTTTAATTAGAGTTAAAGAAAATATAACAAAAATAAACAAAGAAAATGATGAATTAAATATAAAAAAACAATCTTTGATAAATTCTTTAACTTTTTTAACATCTGTTGAACCAGAACATATTATCAATAATAATTATCAAATTGAAATTATAAAATTAAAATCTGAAATTATTGAATCACAAAATATTTCAGATATTTATCAACAAACTCTTAATATTTTTTATAAAAATCAAGAAATAATAAAAAATAATGAGTTAATTCGTAAAGAAATAGAAATAAATAATAATTCAATTAAAGAAATATATATTTATAAAGAAAATAATGAACAATCTTTGGAAATAGAAAAATTAATACAAAATATTGAAATAAATAAAAAAATAATTGAAAATATTCAAAATAATAAACAAATTAAAAATAAAATTGATTTATTATTATCTCAAAATTCTATTTATAAAACTTTAGTTAAAGAATTACAAATAAATGAGGAGGAAATTATAAATGAAGAACTTCTTTTGAATGAAATAAAAATTATTGAAAATAAAATTAAAGAATTATTAAATACTAAAACTTATAATGAAGTAATATTAAATCAAATATTAGAAAATGTTAAAGAAATGAAAGAAACCAATGAACATCATTTAGAATGTCCTGTTTGCAAAAGCCAATTACAAAATTCTAACAATTATTTAGTTAAATTTAATAAAAATGAACATACCATTTCTATCAATAAAAAAATTGAAGAATTAAGAGAACAATACCGGAGTATTAGTTTAATTATAGAAAACACAAAAAAAGAGACTATTTGTCAAAATATTGAATTAGAATATGCAAGTTCTGTTTATAAAAATTCTTTATCCAAAAACATGAGAATTAAACAAAAAGAAGAATTTAATAAAAATATAATTAAAGAAAATACCCAAAATGAAAAAAATATTATTCAAAATATAAATTTAATAAATCAATTGGAAAAAGAGATAATAATATATGAAAATGCAAATAGTATTGAAGATGATTATTATAAAATGGTTAATAAATTAAACGTTTTAAAAACTACTCAAATTTTAGATTGTGAATATTTTGAAAAAGAAAAAAATAATATTATTATAAATAATAAAAGAATAAAAGATAAAAATAATGAATTAATCATAAAAATAAAAGAATTAGAAAAATATAATAATAAAATAGAAAATATAGATGATTATAAAAAAGAACAAGAGATAACAATTAATAAAATTAGAGAATTGTCTATTGGTCTGAATAAAATAGAATTAGAAGATAATTTACAAAATATAAAATTACAGCAATATGAAAAAGATTTAAATAAATTTAAACAAGAAGAAGAAATCAAAAAAAACATAAATAAAGAATTGTTAAATATAGAACAAAGATTTTCAGAAACATCTAATGAATTATCTGATTTATCATTTTTAAAAGTTGTGTTCTCTCCACAGGGGATAATCGGAAATTCTTTAGAAAATATAATAAAAGAATTAAATTTTATTGGGAATCAATTTTTAGCAGATTTAAGTGGAGACACTCTTCAATATATGTTTTCTTCAATAAATGATAAAGAACAATTTAAAATAACTCATCAAATATTTTACAAAGATACAATCTGTAGTTTAGAATCATTGAGTGGAGGAGAACAAAGAACAGTAATTCTAAGTGTTGATTTTGCTTTCAGTGAATTAATTCTTAATAAATTAAATTTACCAGCTCCTAATTTAATATTTCTTGACGAATGNTTTGAAGGACTTGATTCAGTCATAAAAGAAAAAGTAATGAATACTTTAGTAAAAATAAGTCAAAATAGATCAGTGTATTCAGTAGACCATGCTTCAGAATTTTTATCTTTATTTAATAATATTATTACAATTATTAAAAAAGATAATATTTCAACTATTAGTGATATGTAATTCCTGTAGGAACAATTCCTTGAGATGAAATTTCATAATAAATATTTGATGTGTGTGATGAATTTACTTTACATTTGACTGAATTTGTTAAATTTTCTAAACTAAAAACAATTGAAGAAAAAGTACTTGAAGAAAAAGACATTTCTTCTGTAACAATAGAAGAAGACATAGTTCCTGATTTATTTCTAACAATAATCTTATTTTCAAATAAAATTTCATCAGTATTTCCTCCATCAAATACAGAAACAGTTGCTTTAATTGTTACAGAAATTGTTTGATTTGAATCACATGGAATTGTAAATAAATCTGTTAAAACAGATGCAGTTAGAGATTTTGTCTTACCGTTTTTAGAATTAAATGGTATATTTATTTCTGAATCAAATTCAGACTTACCTTCAACTTTTAATGCANTTCCTGTTGAAGTNGTTTTTGCAAGAACTCCAGTACCAGTAGATGAAGTTCCATTCACACCTTTTCCACTGGTTGAATTTCCATAAACACCATCACCACTGTCTGAAGTTCCGTATACACCATATCCAGAACTACCATTAACCCCTTGAACGGCAGAATATCCGCTTCCAGTCGTTACAGCATAAAGTGCTGTTCTGTTATTTGGGGCTGCTATTTTGACAGCAGTGTCAAAAATAGTTGCAGTCTCTGTTAGAATCGATGTAGCATTAGTAACATTCTCTGGGGGCACTATGTTAGCATTCCATTTTACCAACGCTAATTCTTCAGTTTCTGCACTCAGTGTACTTTGAGTTATTCCTGCACATGTTGTTTTATAATGAATACTCCACGCATATGCCTGAATACCTGAATTATAAGTTAATAAAATATCACATTTACCCGTTGAAGGGCATGAAATTGAAAAGATATGACAAGCTGAAGTTAAATT